CTCAAAACGGGAGCGTAAGTTATGATTAAGGCTGAACTGGTCATAGTTCCTACCGATACCGATTCGAACGGCGCTAATCGGCTGGAATCGGTTTTAACGACGCATTCACGGAGCCTTATTGGCTCTCCAACCCCTAGAATCAGCTCGCGGCTCAATAATTTACCGTCAAAAGGTCAGGAAGTAATTGATTTTGCCGCTAAGTGCGGATTAAAGCTTCTACCCTGGCAGGAATTCTGCCTAATCAATGCGCTTAAAGTTAAACCAGATGGGCGGCACGCTTCGCCGTTAGTCTCAATCGTAGCCGCTCGCCAGAATGGAAAATCTACGATTATGATCGCGTTAATCCTGACTAGGCTTTTCCTATGGAAAGAGCCGTTACAGCTTGGCTCGGCGCACGTGCTCACGACGTCGCTGGAGACTTTTCGGCATATTGTCTCGATAATCGATGGACACGAATTTCTAAAGAAGCAAGTAAAGAAGATTCGCTGGGCGCACGGCTCCGAAGAGATAGAGACAGTCGATGGTTGCCGTTATGTCGTAAAGGCGGCGAATGCGGCGGCTCGCGGATTCGCTAAACCCGAAACCGTTTATATGGACGAAACCCGTCAGCTTAAAGATACAGAAGCCTGGTCAGCTTTAAGGTACACCCAGATGGCGGCGGATAATCCACAGCTCTGGACTTTCAGTAACGCAGGGGATCAGCATTCGCTAATTCTCAATCAGCTACGCGATCGCGGAATGGCAAGCGCGGCTGGAGCGGACGACGATATCGCTTACTTTGAATGGTCAGCACCGAATGACAAGATTATGGACGAAGCTAACTGGGTGGCAAGTAATCCAGCTCTGGGCTGGACAATTCACGAAGATAATATACGCGCCGTTCTCAATGATCCGCCAGATGTAGTAATGACAGAAGTTCTCTGCCGCTGGGTTAACACAATTAGCGCGGCGATACCTGCGAAAGAGTGGGAAGAATGCGGCGCAGATAATATCGAACTAGACCCAGATAAATTAACCTGGCTGGCTATTGACTTATCTCCAGACCGTCGCGACGGCGCTTTAGTAGGCGCTCAAAAGAACGCCGACGATACTTTTAATATAAAGCTTCTACACACTTGGCATAATCCAATCTCGCTAGATGATAGAGCGGTCGCCAATGAGATCGCGCCTTATGCCAGGAAATATCCGACCGAATATGTAGCATTCTCAAAGCGCACGGCTTCGGCGGTGGCTGGTCGGCTTCAACCTGCTGGAATTCCCGTTATTGATATTGATGGAGCCGTCTACGGTCAAGCGTGCGACGAACTTCTCTCGGCGATTACTAGCCATAGGCTTCGGCACGGGCGGAATGAAGAATTTACTAAACAGATTCTCTCAGCCGTTGCGCTACCGCGTGGAGATGGCGGCTGGGTAATTGGAAGGCGTGCTTCTAGCGCCATTGTTTGCGCTTGCGTGGCGGCGGCTCTCGCCACACACTTCGCGACTCGCCCAGAGACAGAGATAGACATTCTAGTCGGTTAAGTGTAAAGGTTTACCTTAGACTTAGGGCTATGGGAATTCTTGACGTATTCACGGGCGGAAAAAAAGCCGCGCCAGAGCCAATTACTTTTGACGTCGCCGCTTCTTTGGCTCCAGTAAATACTACTAATCAATTATTTAATTTCTTCGGCGGCGGAATTTCAGCAACTCGAACAGAAGCTATGTCGATTCCGACAATCGCGCGCGCTCGCGGAATTATTACGTCAAGTGTTGCGGCTATTGAATTAGTCGTAAGAGATAAAAATACTGATATGGAAATTGACGCTCCACGTGTTATCAATCAACCCGATCCACGAATTCCAGGAGCCGCTTTTTATTCTTGGCTTGCAGAAGATTTATTATTTTACGGAAATGGCTACGCCAGAATTACAGATTTATATCAAGACACTTACCGCGTTAGATCAATGGAAAGAATTTCGCCAGAACGTGTCGGCGTTAAAACTAATGCGCTTGGAACTGAAATTGAGTATTACACAGTAGACGCTTACGAAGTTCCAACGCAAGGCGTAGGAAGTTTAGTAGTTTTCTACGGTAACGATGAAGGATTACTTCGTAGAGCTGGTCGCACATTACGCGCTGGCGCAGAATTAGAAAGAGCCGCCGCGATGTATGCGGCTGAGCCAGTTCCGACAATGGTATTAAAATCTAATGGAACTTCGCTACCTGCCGACCGTATCGCAAAACTTTTAGAATCGTGGGGAAGTGCTAGACGCAATCGCGGTACTGCATTCTTAAACGCCGACGTTACGTTAGAAACTTTAGGATTTGATCCAGAAAAGTTACAATTAAACCAAGCACGCAGTTATGTCGCAACAGAATTAGCGCGCGCCATAGGTATTCCAGCGTATTACGTGGACGCCGAATCTGGTTCAAGTATGACCTACTCCAACGCTTCAACCGCGAGGCAAAGTCTCGTGGATTTTTCTCTGCTCCCGATGATGAAAAGTATAGAGTCAAGATTATCAATGTCGGACTTCGTTCCAGTATCGCAAGAAGTTAAATTTAATTTAGATGAATACTTACGCGGATCAGCATTAGAGCGCGCGCAGATTTACGATATTTACAATCGACTCGGCGTACTTAGCGCCGATGAAATCCGAAGAATGGAAGATATGATCCGATGAATAAAATAAAAGATAATCCAATGAATATCGATTTCTCAATTAAAGTTATTGCGACCGATTTTCCAAAACGGGAAATCTCTGGTCGTATTGTTAGCTGGAACGAAGCTGGCGTAACAAGTGCTGGCGAGACTGTATTTACTCCAGGCTCTATTACTTTTGGCGATAACACAAAATTATTATTAGAGCATAACCGTACTTCGCCTATTGGTTTTCTTAAATCTTATTCGGTAAATAATCAAGGCGTGGACGCGGTGTTTTCGGTGCTTCCAACTAACGCTGGCAACGATAGTCTTATCGAAGCCAGTTCTGGAGCAAGAGACGGCTTTTCGGTGGGAGTTACTGCCGATAAATATGAGCATATAAAAGGCGTTCTCACAATAACCGCGTCTACTTTACGCGAAGTCTCTTTAGTAACTGATCCAGCAATCGCCAGCGCAAAAGTCTCAGTCGCGGCGAATCTCGAAGATAATTCCGTTCCACTTATTAAAGAGGAACTGGATAAACCAACAACAACCAAACCAGAAGGAGACGAAGTGGAAACCACTCCGACCGTTCCAGAAGCTTCCGCCGAAACGGTTGAAGCCGCTTCACAGAATGTCCAGGCGTCTACTCGCCCAGTATTCTTTACTAAACCACGTTCACCAATCAATTCTCAAGCTACTTACTTGGAACACACAATCCGCGCAAGCATTCGCCCTAATTCCGATTCAGCGCTATGGGTTCGCGCCGCTGACGATTCAATGGCTACCGAAGTCGGATTTAATCCAACACGTCAACTAACCGAAGTAATTAACGGTTTAACTAATTACACTCGAAGCAATATCGACGCGATTCGTACTTTTGCATTACCTGACGCTGGAATGAGTTTTGAGATTCCTAAAATCACAGCGGTTCCAACTGTTGCCGCAACTGCCGAAGAAGCCGCTCCTAGCGAAACTGCTACTACTGCTTCTTACATTACTGGCACAGTCTCAAAATACGCTGGGCAAAATACGCTTTCAGTAGAACTTATTGATCGCTCATCTCCAGCATTCTTTGAAGAACTACTTCGTTTAATGGCTGGCGCTTATGCAAAAGCAACTGACACAGCCGTAAACGCTGGGTTAATTACAGCCGCCGCACTCGACGGAACAACCGTGGCAACTTATCCAACAGCTTCAGAGCTACTTGGATTCGTCTCACGTGGAGCCGCCGCGGTTTATGCTGGAACTCAAGGATTCGCTAAAAATATAATTGCGAACACTTCCCAATGGGCTAACTTAATGACACTTAACGTGTCAGGCGCTCCGCTTTACAACGTAGCCGCTGGACAAACAAATACAACAGGCGGCGTAGTAACTCCGTCATCAGTTCGCGGAATCGTTGCAGGTTTAGACCTTTATGTAACCGCTAACACAGCTTCGCTAACTGATACAGATGGGTCGATGTTAATTGTCAATCCAGATGCTTTCGGCTGGTACGAATCTCCAACGCTTCGCTTAACTTCTAACCAGATTCAAACTGGTCAAGTGGAAGTTATGTATTACGGCTATGGAAGTTTCGTAAGTAAAGTCGGAGCTGGCGCGTTCAAGATTAACAAAGCGTAATAGCTAACTAATCATCGGTGGGGGTCGCTCCCGATCCCCATCGAGCCGTATCGAGAGGAAAGATATGCCAAGTATCATTACAGCCGCTCAATTAAGAGCCGTGCTTGGCGTATCTTCTTCTCTTTACAATGACGCTTATTTAGATGAAATAATCGGCTCAGCCGAAGGCGTAATTCTGCCTATGCTTACAGCTAATCAGGCGGCTATTGCAGAAGTTTATTTAACTTCTAACGTCGCTTATTATGTAACACAGCGCCCACATTATTTCGTTGCAGGTCAGACCGTCGTTGCTTCTGGAATAGTTCCATCGACTTTTAATGGCACGATTACCGTAACCGATAATATAACTGATCCTTATATCTTTTCAGCGGCTAAAACTAACGCCGACATAATTATTCGCGGAGTAATTCCAGCGGGAGTCGCTTACCTATCTGGAGCCGACGCCGCAACACTTTACGCAAGCACAGACGCGGTCGAATCCGCGGTTACTATTGTTAGCGTTGAAATTTTCCAATCAATTACCGCCGCCGGCGGTCAAATTGAAGGCGTGGACTTTACGCCGTCGCCTTATCGAATGGGGCGTTCACTTATGAATCGCGTTATCGGATTACTTTCGCCTTACGTCGATGTCGAGACTATGGCGATGTAATGCCAACGCCAACTACTATTGCTACAAATGTCCGCGGCACTTTAGCCACCGCTCTGGCTTCGGTCGCCGCTTCAGTTTATGGATCAGTTCCAGAGTCGGTCATTCCGCCAGCCGTAATAATTATTCCAGCGGCTCCGTATCTTGAAAGTACCTTAATAAATAAATCCACTACTAAGGTCAAAATAAATTTTACAGTTACCGCCGCCGTTGCTTATTATTCAAATGCGGCTTCGTTAGATAATTTAGAACAGTTAATAATTAGCATTCTCGGCGCTATGCCGTCGGGATACGTCGTGGGCGATGTAGATCGTCCAGCCGTTACTCAGGTGGGCGCAAGTCCATTACTCGTAGCCGATCTCGCGGTCAGCACTTACTACACGCAGCAATCAATCTAAGGAGCAATAATGGCAACTACAATCGTAACGGGTCGCGATATAACTTTTACTCTCGCGACTGTTAATTATGACGCGCAGACAACTTCGGTAACGCTAGTTAATGCGCCAGTAATTGATACTTATCAAACACTTGATGGAAAAGCGTATAAGCATATTGACGATCAATGGACACTCAATATCGAATTACTCGCCGACTGGGGCGCTACTTCTTCACTATTTGAAGCTATGTGGACTGCGTTCACTTCTGCTCCGAATACAGCTTTAGCGTTTACTTTAGTCTCTGCTACTGGCGCTTCTTTCGCTGGTACAGCATTCCCGGTCGCCCCTACCGCTGGCGGAGCCGCTCCAGGCGCTCAGACAGATACCTGGGCGATGTTATGCGCTTCTACTCCAGTTCTAACTATTACCTGATACCTACTAAGAAACGGGAGCAATAATGAAACTAAATATCACGGTTACTACCCAGGCTGGCGAGACGAATACTTATGTCGCTTCGCCGCCTGAGTGGGCTAAGTGGGAAGTAAAGACGGGTTACACGATAGGACAGGCTCAGGACAAAATCGGCATAGCCGATCTAATGTTCTTAGGCTGGCACGCTATGAAGCGCGAGGCTGGCGGTAAACCCGTCAAACCTTACGAAGCCTGGTGCGAAACTATTGCCGATATAACAGTCGGAGAA